TTGCTCCACCTAAACTATGACCTGTAATCCATAAAGTTTTTGTTTGTTTCTTATCATGTTTTTTAAGAGCGTCATATATACCAGGCATTACTTTTTTGTATTCTGCATAAAACCCTCTATGTACTCTTCCTGATACATGATGCTTTACTGGAAACATTTTTAAGTCTGCTAGTATATCATTAATTTGTGTTGGCTCTGTACCTCTACATGCTATCAGTACATCGTCTTTATCACTCATTACATAAGCCTGTGCTCCATCTACATCTATAAATGTTGGTGGTAAAGGTTTATTTAAGAATTTTTTAAGTGGTGTTAAATCTTTTATTCCAGGTCTTGCCTTTAATAAATCTTTTGGTGATTGATAACATTGATGAGCATACATGCTCAATAATAGACCGCGTTCGCGGTAACTCATATCTTTTACTGCCATAGTGTGTCTCCTACCTATAGCAGTATTTATCAGTTATACTAGATTCAAACCTTTCAATATGTGACCCTGCAATACCATTTCTGCAGGATGCATTTGACCATAAAATTCATTAGTGTACCAATATTCGTTTTCAAAGTCGTAGTCCCACCAAGGACATACATTAATTACAATATGAGTACGTGGAGAAATACAAGGTCGCATAGAAATTACTCTATGTAATGTTGCTGTATCCCAACTGTATGCAAAACCTTTTTCTAAATGTATTGGTTCTGACAAAGTTTCTAAATCAAAGACATACGGAAGATGTGTTTCTATAGGTATATTTACTCGTGTACCTATAAAACTTGAAGCATCTCTATGATAAGGCCTATCTAGACCTACTGAAGGAGAATCTCCATAAATTGTAGATATTCTACTCTTTACTAATGTTCGTTCTACATTACTTAATAAAGTTCCTATGCTTTTATACTTGCTTACTGATGTTCTTTGAACAAAACCTAAAGTATCACAATGATCATCTTTAGAGTAATTTGCTAGTGCATCAGTTGTATTGTATGTAAACTTACTTCTATCACTACTACCTAAAACACTCTGATGTTCTGGAGCAAAAGGTATTTTATTCGGATTCCATGTAATGCCTAATCCTCTGTATCTACTACTGTCGCCGGATGCATCTACAGAACTACTCCAGCCAAATTCTCCGAATTTTTCAGTTGCTTCTAAATAATCTTTGTATACTTGAGATGTATCAAATTGATGCTTAAACTTGTATAACTTTTTTAAATTATTAAGTTTAGTATTTGATAGAACCTTTTGTTGTTGCTCTTGCTGATCGCTGTTTTTACAAATCCATTTCCAAGTTGTTAAATTTTTAGGTTGATCCTTTTTATACAACCTTATCATTTTTTTGTTTTCTTGGGATTACTTTTGTTTTATCTTTCTGAACTTTATGCCCGTAAGGTGTATCATGCGTAAACATTTGCAAGTGCGATCTTGTTTTTGGTTTACTCGTTTTCTTCGACATGTTTCTCACCTATTCTTATTGCTTCTTCTGTACTATATGGACTAGCATGAGTTAATGGATCTTTTGTCTCGTCTATGTTAGGCCATATTTCTGACATCTTTGCATTTATTTCTATAAATGGTATTTGTTCTGCAGGTAGTTCATCATCACTCCAAATAGCATCTACAGGGCATTCAGGTTCACATAAAGCACAATCAATACATTCATCTGGATTAATAACCAGCATATCTGGGCCTTCATAGAAACAATCTACAGGGCAAACCTCTACGCATTTTGTGTCTTTACATCCGACACATGGACTACCTACTACAAAACTCATATGTGTATTTATAAAAATTTATTTATTATACATTATATAACAGGTTTGTCAACTATGTTATATAACTAGTAAGGATAAGTAACAATGATACACTTCCTAAAAACATACCTGCTACTAAAAATGCGAATAGAATTATTCGCCAAGGATTGGGATTGAAAGAGCCGCTATTTTTGCCTACGCCTATAACGGCTCTTACTGCGTTCTTAATCAAAACAGAAACGTATTTAAATACATTACTGCTAACATCATTACAAATACAACTACCTGAATTACTGCTGGTATCACAACAAACATTTTCATTACATCAAAGTTTCCTGTCATAAAGAAATCTTCTCCATTTTGCCACTTGTGAACTTCTTCTGGTGTTGCGTTTTTTATTTGTAAGGTATTGGTGTCCATGGTGCTATCCAGTATTTGTAAATTGTTTTTAAAAGATGTTTAATGATCATTTTGTCGGCTCTAAATAAGTTAATGGTGTATTAGCATCACGGAGGCCACGTAGGATTCCTGCTAAATTGTCTGTCTGTGTTGCAAAGAGTAAGATTGTGTAACATAAGACTTTATTCATTATGGTGTAACTCCTAAGATAGAAACTACAAAAATAAAAAATAAACCAGTTACTTCTAAACTTTCTCTCAGACTTTCTGTGGTTGTTTTGCTCACCTGTTTTTTTATAAAGTCTGTCATTTTTTTCTCTAGTGTGCCTACACTAAAGATCATGTACTTTGAATAAAGTAATGGATGGTTACTATATTCTCGTCTTATAATGTAGGAGGTTAATATAAACTATTCTTATAATTGTTTATAAGAGTTATTTATACCAAAATGTTATAAACCTGCCTAAAATAGGCCTTTTTAAAAATCAAAAGAATATTGATTTATTTGTGTTGAGTTAGTATCAAGAACTAATTGATTGAATTCTATATATAAATCTGTAATTAGTTGATCATATATGATGTTTCGACTTTGTCCATGTCTGCGTTTACCTTTCATAACTTGATTAAAAATTCTATTTTGTATAGAATTAATATTTTTATCACGCATAGGTTTTCTATATAAGATATCAAATTGATTATAAACTCCAGATTCCATTGCTAAAATCTTTTTAAGTTTTTCAAAACCTGTTGTTTCGCTAATCTGAGGTAATAGGCCGTTTATTATGTTATTATAATATTGAAATTTAAAAAGATATTTGTTTTGTTTATACCTTGCTTCTGGCATATTATCATCAAGTTTTTCAAAATGTATACCTTTATTTGTAACAACTTCTAAATTATTTTTATATGCACAGTAAACTGCTTCGGGCGAATGATAATAAACATCACGAATACATTCTACATCTATGCTTTTGCAGAATAGATGATATGGCGCCATTATATCTTGATAAAAATTTTCACCTGACATCCTAATATTGTTATCTGAAGAAAAATTAGATTGATATTGCATTAACGGTGGGTCTCCTCCTAGTAGAATATGATCTATATTATATTTGGTTTTAAGTAATTCTATAAAATAGAAATGCACAGATAGTTGAGGACTGCTGTTAAAAAACTTTTCTCCATATTTAAAATGCTGATTAGTATTAAAAAAATTGTTTAAATCTATATCTATAATGTGGTGCGATACATTATACTTTTTGCATAAAAGTTCAGCAATGTATACATCATCCGTATTAAGATATATGCCATTCCAAGATGTTCTGTATGTAAAAGCAGTTATATTTTTATTAAGTTTTAAACACATTAGAAGTGAAAATTGGCTATCTAATCCGCCACTTAATGCTAAATTTATATTAGATTTATTTGCTAATATCTTATTAACTTCTTCTAAAAGAGTACTAGTAGACGTTTTTGCAAAAGTTTTAACATAATGAGTTTCAGACATATCTATTTCTATGCCCGGAGGAGAGCCTAATGCTATCATATTATCATTATTCATTTTAATACTTCTTCTTTTTGATAAATATACAAGTAATTATCGTATTAACTATTACAAAGGACAATTATATGGCAACTTACATTATTTCATTAGACCCAACTGCATACACAGATAATGCCGATGGGGCAACAAGTATTACTGACGCAGGTGGTACTATAACAAAAACTTATAGTTTTCCGTTTACTTATAAAGTAGATATTGAAGAAGCAGAAATGGGCGTTTTAACCATTGCGGCATCTTCATTAGAAAGCGAATCTTTAACTGCTGAAGCAAGTTATAATATAGATCATTTAAAGTATCTATCTAATGACGCAGGCTCTTTAGCAACTGCGTATAACCCTTCAAGCACTGGTGCTACAGAAAGTGTCTATCTCATAGATACTGGTGTAAATACTACTCATGATGAATTTACAGGTGCTACAGTAACAAATTTACATACTAATTTTAGTGATTATGCAGATGCATCAGGTCACGGAACAGGTATGGCTAGTTTAATAGTTGGTCAAAACATTGGTTCTGCACCTAATGGCACACTATTTAATGTAAAAGCATTAGATTCAGTCAGCACATCTGCTACAGTAGGTAGCATGATAGATGCCTTAGATGCAATTCTTACACATCATAATGCTAATGTTCCTTCAAAAACAAAAACAGTATGTTGTTGTTGGACTACATCAAAAAATAATTTATTAGATCTTAAGTTTGCAGAACTAGAAGATAACAACTTAATTGTGATTTGTGCGGCAGGTAATGACGGCCTTGATACCGACAATTACTCACCAGCAGGTTTAGATAGGGTTATGACTGTTGGATCACATAATTCAAGTTACGTTGTTGGTCCTTTTGGTGCTAATGCTACATTTGGAGCAGGTTCTGTAACTAACATAGGTGAAGAAGTTGATATATACACAATTGGTAGCGGTGTAAATATAGCAAGTAATTCAGCAAATTCAAGTTACGTTGATGCAAACGGTACAAGTATATCTACAGCCATTATTGCAGGTCTATCATTACAATACATCGATGCTTACCCAGATGCTTCTGCAAGAGTTATTAAATCATATATGACATCAGAAGGTTCGGTAGAAAATAGAGGTGCTAACTTAACAGTTGATTCTAATCTACTTACTAGTGCCAATGTTTCTATAACAGGATTAAAAAAATCAGTAGGCGTAAGTCCACAGGTTGGTGATTTAGAACTTGCGTCTGTACCATCAGGTCTTGTTTTAGAAGTTGCCAACGGAGCAGTAGCAACTGCAAATGTTGAAATAAATTCATCTGCTAGTAATGTTGAAGTACTTGCATTTAGTCCTACTCCACCATGGGTAACATGGAATAATTCAGGTTTAATAACTGCTAACACTCAGGCTAATTTTGCTAATGTAACAGTTCCAGGAAGATACCATTTTGCAGTTAAAGGAACTGTATCAGGTGTTACACTTGTTGAAGAATATTCAATCGGTGTATATCAAACTGATGCAAATGAATTAGATACATCAAGTGAATTCTATTACGATAGCGACAATGCAAGTTATGACCAAGTTGTAAACTTTAATGCAACTAAAGGAGAATAATAACCTTACTGTAGATTTAACATCTAACAATAAGGTTTTTAATTGTTTGAGTCCACAAGGCTCTTGGATTTTTCATCGCTTTGGTAAAAGAGAATATCCTTTAATCGATATCGACATTTCAAAAATAAAAAATCTTATTGAGTCAAATAAAATTACTACAGTAAATTTTTATAGTATCTTCGGTGATACTTTAGCACACCCTGACTTCGAAGATATATTTAACTTTTGCAAAGAAAAAACTATACCAGTACAAATCACAACAAACGGCTTTTACAACAATATATTAAATGCAGAGCATTCATCATACAGGGTCAAACTTTACGGTTTTACTAAAACTATAAATGATATATTGTTCGATGAAGATATCGATACTCTTAAAGAAAATTTGTTACAAATGAAAAATCTTACTATAGAGTATCATTGCTACAAACATAATTTAATTGACTTACCTGAACTACTACAATTCTGTAAAGAAAATGATATTAAAATTTTATGTGTTCCAGGTGTATGCATTCATGACGATATAAACCACGTAATAGATGTTCCAGGTAATTGGATGCATGATATAAATGGTATACAAAAAATGGACTTAGATTACTTATACAGTGAAATTACAGAATTTGATAAAGCAATAGAATACTTTAAACAATTTAATGCTATAGAATTAAACAAATCAGTAATAGGATATCACGTTATAAAATTAGCAGTAGGAAAACTTGAAGGTGAGGGAATTTTAGACACTAATTTATTAGACTTTAAAAAAGGTGAAATAGTAGATGAAGGATTACATATTACAGTTACTGGTCATATCTTAAATAATTTTAAACAATTTGTAAATGTTTCTAGTGCTATCCCAAACGATTGGAAGTTTGAAAACTTTTCACTCAAAGACGACTTTCAATCTGATTTAGTTGCTGACTTATCTAACTTTACTAACAATAGAGTATACTTATAGCGACTTAGAAATTGCTATATCACTAATATTATTACAAAAGTCATAAGGACAAATTGTTTTAGTTTCAGGTAATCTCCACTCAGAATTATTTATATTTCCAAAGTTTACAGCACCACACCAACTGCTATAGATATCGCCTAATGCATCTATATTAATACTTTCAAAACCTAGATGGCATTTCATTCCGCGAAACTTATTAAGTCCTTGATCTATTATTTGATGACTTTGTACATATTTTGCAGTACCGTCATCATATAAAAATTCTGTCATCCATGATTTAGGATCCGAAGGCTCTATGTTCTGTGTTTTTTCAGCAGGTTTAACTCCAGGACGCCTTAGTACGTCTAATTCGTTGTCTGTGTACTCCCAATATGTTTCCTGCTTACTGTTGCGACCTAGTAACTTCTTATACATGGTTTTAACACATATACTTACATGATCATAATTGTTATGTTTACAATCTTTAAACAGATCACGCAAGGTGTCAACAAATATTCCTAATTCTTCTACTCTAGAACCTATCCCTGCTATATTAATATCTATTGTGACATACTCTTTTATTTCATTAATAACATCTATAAAATGCTTTTTGTCTTGCGATAAAGGATGATATGTTAATACAACTCCGTCCATATAGTGCTTTGCTTTAGACCACCATTTGACTGTTCTACTTGCATTAGTATATACTGTACTACTTGAATTATACTCACTAATAGTTTTTATAATGTCTTCAAACCCAGGTATTACAGTTACTTCACCGCCTATTAATTCATAGTCTGTGCGTTTATCTAATGCGTTGTAGTGCGAAGATAGTCTTTTTATAGTGTCAATGTACTTATTTGTACTTAACCAAGGCTTAGAGCCATCGTGTAATTGAGGAGGGCAATAATCACAACTGTAATTACAGTTATTGCCCATATTCCATTGAATTCTTATTGCATTAGAATTATTTCTAATGTGCGGACCTTTTACTGATAAGAGGTTAGGACCCTCGTAAGACATCTGAGACTGTACCTAAACTTTCCCCGGCACTACCTATAACTTCTGCGCCTCCAAATTGAAATGCAGTATTAGCCGCTCCCATTATGCCTATAATTTTTGCTAGTCCTGGACTGCTGATAGCAAAACCTACAAATACTGTTCCCATACCCATTAATGGGTGGCCACATGTAGCAGGTGTGCCGTTAAATGTAACACTTGCTTTTGCTTGATTAATTCCTGCTCTTACTGTAGGATTTCCTACTGGTAGTATTGCCGCGGCGTGTGGCGCCTCACCGTGTGTAAATACTACATCTTTTTCTATGCTAACTGGAGTACCGTCAGCGAATACAGTAGGTGCACCAGGACCTATTACTATTCCCTGAGCATTACTTTGTGTTACTTTTCCTATTACTGGCATGTAAACTATTTATCTGCCAATTCTTTAGAATCTTCCTCTACTACTGTATTATAGTCGTCTGCACTGGATGGCAAACTTTCTGTGATTGATAAAACATGTGATTTATCTATAAAAATTGTTGCAGACTTACTTGTAAAAGTATAAGGAATAACTGCAATCTGCTCATTTGTAACAACAACTAATTTTGGATGGTCTAAACAAATTGTATTGTTTGTATCATCATTGCTTATTAGTTGTGCTATTATTTCCATTCCTGATACTGTTTTTATAGTAACTATTTGTCCTAATAACTTATCTATTTCGTACATTATAAACTAAAACCTTTAAATGTGTTATCATCTACATCTTGTATTGTACCGCCTATGATATAAGATGATATTTCTGTTTCTTGCGGTGCTACTTGTACTTCCCCGCCACCTATCCATTTTTGTGTCCACGGTAAAGGATTTGTACTACTATTATATATCGATTCTACGCCTACTGCTCTCATTCTTTTGGCGGCAATAAACTCTACATATTGCTTTAAAAGTTCTGCGTTCAATCCAATAATACTTCCGTCTTTGAACAAATAATCTGCCCAGGCCTTTTCTTGTTCAACTGCACTTACAAACATCTGTTTGCATTCTTCTGCTGTTTCTTTTTTGATCTTTGCAAAGTCTTTATCATCTTGTGGTAAAAGTTTAAGCATTTGCTGTGTACTTGCTAGGTGAACATTTTCGTCACGTGCAATTAGTTTGATAATTTTTGCATTACCTTCCATCTTTTTAAGTTCTGCAAATGCCCAACTACATGCAAAGGATACATAAAAACGTACACCTTCTAAGATGTTTACACTCATCAAACACATCCATAAACGTTTTTTATGCTCGTACTCATCGTAACTAGCAAGTCCTCTTGATCTTAAATTATTATATTCTATAAGTCTATCATAATTCTCTGATATGCTATCTGAACAATCTACTATTTCGTTTATATCTAACATTTCGTCGAATATTTTACTAGGATTAGCATATACATTTCTAATGATATGTGTATAACTTCTGCTGTGAATTGTTTCTGAGAATGCCCAAGTTTCAATCCATGTTTCCAGTTCAGGTATACTTACAATAGGTAATAGTGCTAAGTTAGGTGATCGACCTTGTACACTATCTAATAGTATTTGTCTTTTTAAATTACTAGTAAAAATATGTTGTTCATGATCTGATAAGTTTTTAAAGTCAGTAGCATCACGTAAAATGTCTACTTCTTCTGGCCTCCAGAAAAAACCTAACTGTTTATCAGTAAGTTTATCAAACTGTTTATACTTTAATGTATCATATCTTTGAATGTCAACTGAACCGGCTGGGTCTAGAAACATTTTACGTTTTGTATGATCTGATTTTTTTATTTTAAATACACTCATTATATTTTACAACTCTCGCAATCTTCGTCATCTAATTCGCCTTGTGGCAAATCTTCTAATTTGTCATCTTTGTTAATATCTATCTCACCTTGTCCATCGTATGTGTTATTATAATATAACTGTTTACCGCCATACTTATAAAACATCAATAGATGCTGTAATAACATACTCATTGGTACTTTTTCATCTTCGAAGTGTTCTGGATTGTAAGATGTATTTACCGAAATACCTTGATCTATGTACTTTTGTAATACAGCCATAATCTTTAAATAGCCTTCTGGAGACTTTTGATCCCACAGTAAATCATATTTATTTTTATAATATGGATACCCTGGTACTACTTGTTTCAGCACACCATGTTTGCTTTGCTTAATACTTACAAAACTACGTGGCGGTTCAATACCGTTTGTACTATTACTAATCTGTGCTGATGTTTCAGCAGGCATAAGTGCCATTAATGTACTATTTCTAATACCTGTTTCTTTTAGTTGCTTACGCAATCCTTTCCAATCTTGTCTTTCTTTGTGCTTAACAAGTTCGTCAACTTCTTGCTTGTATGTTTCATTAGGTGTAATACCATGTCCGTATTTAGTTTCCATGTTTTTAGGACATGCACCTTTTTCTTGTGCTAAATCTGAACTTGCTTTGATTAACCAATAACTCCATGCTTCTGCCCATTCGTCAACTAACTCTAAGTTAGGATCTTGATAAGTGCTGTCATTTTTTGCTAACCAATATGCAAAGTTAATAATACCTATACCTAGTGGACGTCTATTCATTGTACTTAATTGTGCGGCTAATACTGGATATTCTTGATAGTCTAATAATTCATCTAATCCTCTAACTGCTAAATTACAAATTTTTTCGAACTCACTTGGGTCTTTAACTACACCCCAATTTACAGCACTCAATGTACACAAACTAATTTCGCCATCTGGGTCGTTGATATCGTTCAATGGATTAGTAGGTAAATCAATTTCGCAACACAAATTACTTTGTTTTACTGGTGCTACTTCTTCTATAAATGCTCCATGTGTGTTAGCATGGTCAACATTCATTAAATAAATCCTACCTGTATCTTTACGTTCTTGTACAAAATTACTAAACAAGTCTATTGCTGATATAGTTTTCTTTTTAATACTTGTCTTACGTTCTGCTTGTTCGTATAACTCTTGGAACTTGTCTTGATCTGCAAAAAAGGCTTCGTATAGTCCAGGGACATCATGTGGTGAAAATAATGTAATGTTACCGCCACTAATAAGTCTTTCATACATTAGTTTGTTAAACTGTACACCATAGTCCATATGACGTACACGATTGTCTTCTGTACCTTTGTTGTTCTTTAATACTAATAAATCTTCTACTTCTAAATGCCAAATAGGATAGTATAGTGTTGCCGCTCCGCCACGTACTCCACCTTGACTACAACTCTTTACTGCTGATTGGAATAGTTTATAGAAGGGGATAACTCCTGTGTGAGTTGTGTCTCCACTCCTTATGGGCGAGCCTACTGCTCTAATACTGCCAGCACCTATGCCTATGCCTGCCTTTTGACTTACATACTTTACTACAGCACTTGTAGTTGCATTGATGCTATCTAAACTATCACCTGTTTCAATGAGTACACAACTGCTAAATTGTCTTTGTGGTGTACGCACACCAGCCATAACTGGCGTAGGCAAGGAAATTTTAAATGTGCTAATAGCATCGTAATATGCTTTTACATATTGTAATCTAGTTTCTGTTGGGTACTTAGCAAATAATGTTGCCGCAATCATCATGTATGCAACTTGTGGTGTTTCGAATATTTCGCCTGTGCTTCTATTCTGCACTAAGTACTTGCCTCGGAACTGTTCCATGGCCGCATAAGTTAATACCTCATCACGGTCATGTCTTATGAAGTCGTTGAGTTCGTTTATTTCTTCTTTTGTGTATAGTTTAGTAAACTCAGCATCATAAAACCCTGCATCTATATTATCTTGTATAATATCACATAAACAAGGAGGTTCAAATGTACCATATACTTCTTTTCTTAAATGGTAATTGATAAGTCTGCCACCAACATATTGATAGTTTGGTGTTTCTTCTGAAATAAGATCAGCGGCACTTTTAATAAGTGTCTCTTGAATATCTTCTGTTACTATTTTATCAAAGAATTGAATTTTAGAATTAATTTCAACTTCACTTGCACTTACACCTGTAATACCTTCACAAGCATACATTACGACTTTGTGTAGTTTATCTATGTTTAAGTCTTCTAGTGTTCCGTCTCTTTTTTTAACCTGCATGTGTGTCCCAAAAAATTGTTGTTTGTCGTAAAGTAATATTTACCTAAATTTTATTATAATATAAAACTATTTAGATGTCAAGAAAAATATCTTTTTTGGCTATTCGATGGTGTTGAAATGATGTTGAATTCTCTTTTAGATATTCTAACGTTTCTACTTTGCCAGGGGTAAAATTAAATACTTGATCTTCATATAACAGTACAAGTCCTGTTGACCCTGTTATATTATTACTTATCACAGGAAGAGATAATTCTTCGCATTTTAAGAATTTTTTATTCATTAATGTTGCTGTTAATACTAATGTAACACCACTTTGACATAGGTACCCTTCACTTACAATTTCAAACGGTGAGGGCCAACTTTTTGGTGTGTAGTAATCTAAATATCTAGATTCAAATTCCTGAAAAGGAAAGTTTGCTACTATCTCTGATATATCTTGGAACTCTTGCTGTCTAAACGTTCTCCAAATATTTAATCGTTGTTCTGAGTTAAGATTTTTTGGCAACATTATGTTGAAGTTTTGATTCTTCTCATTATATATTTTAATGTTGCTGGTTCACCTAAAGTACTAGTTGCTGTTACCGTTACAATGTTATTGGAAATACTTGCATCAAAACTAACATTACCAGTTTCGTTATCCCCTACGTCTGAGCCCACATCTTGGAAAGCAATATTGTTGTTTCCACCTGCAACATTATAACCTGTTAAGTTTAATGTACCTACTTTTGTATATGCTTTTATAGGTGCACTAGAACCATAACTTACAACGTAATCTAAGAAATATGCACCATATGTAGAAATATCAAATTGGATATCTTTTGTGCCGCCACTTGCAATACCAACTGACTCTGGTTCGTCAAACGTACTTACTTTATCTAATGTAGCCGCCGCTGTCTTAGTAAGTAATTCTAAATTTGTATTAAGTGATAACAGTCCTCTGGTATCTTTTGCAATACTTAATGCTGTATTAGTATATGTACTATATTCAAAATACAACCTATTAACTAGATCTGAGAATGCACTTGCTTCTTCTTTTGAATTAAAATACAGATATTTGTTTGCACTATCTGTTGCATCTAAGAAATCTGTATATGCAAGAGTAGTAACTTCTGAAACACCAGAGTCACTTAATGTGCTACCTACAGATATATCCGTATAAACATTAATATTCGCTTGGTTAAGATTTGTGTTTAAGAATCTTTCTAGTTTTGCTCTTACAGTAGTATTACTTGTATATTCTTGTTCTGCTAATTGTAACTCGTTAAGTGTTGTCCCGTCTTCGTGTAATCTAAAATTAAGTGGTACACTACTATAAGCCGGCTTATGTGTAACATAAACCTTTTGATTACTTGAATCAGGTAAGTATTTTAGTTGGAACCAATCATACGAACCTTGTAAATTATCTACAATAGTTATTGCCGCTGTAACATTACTTGCACTACTAAGGTCTACACTATGTATAGGAACGTGTGTAATATTTGCATTTGAAACCACAGATGATGTTGCTGAAAATACAAGTGTTGTTGTATTACTTGATGATAATTCATAATTATTACCATCAATGTTACTGTCGCCTGTGCCTGTTACATATACAAAATTTAGGTTACTTGATGCATTGTAATCTATAGCAGAATTATCATAATTAAGTGTAACCGTAGAACCGTCACTTGAATATGTATCAGTACTAATTTTATCACTTCTACTAATAAGTAAATTACTTAATGTAACTGTAGACGGATCTGTCATGTCAGCAACACTATCGGCAGTTACCGCAATATGCTTATGATTTAATCCTATAAATCCTGTACCTGTTGTAGAGGATACAACAATGTTATTTTCAGAAAGTTTTCTAAATGTAGGAATATTTTCTGCCTCATAAAAATTTTCTTGTACGTCAGTTGATATTATTAAATTACTTGAAGGTGTATCAGGATCACCATCTAGAGTCTGTAAAACACCATTTTTATCATAGTAAGTAATTCTAATATCATCTGTAGATTCTAATGGAGATCTAAAATAGATAACATGTGCGTTGCTAGTATCTTTACTTGCAGAAAAGAAATAATCTTTATCACTTGCAATATTATCTGGTATAGCAGATGCGTTAGCAATATAATTTATACTGCTTGGATCTAACTTTGCTTCAATTGAATTGTCGCCAACTAATACTTCGCTATTTTTAGTAACAGTAATGTCTGTAGATTTAAAAGGTAATAAAGTTCCAATGTTATGATATGTTGTAACAGTAGAATCAAAAATCGATGAGTTTGAATTATAACTTAGTTGCCTATCACCTGCCGCTGGAACACCTAATAAACTTTTTGTTGGTAATGAAAATTTTATAATTTGATTATTATAAATGCTTTCCACCATATCTTGTGCATTGAGTGTTTTTTCAAATGTTAATTGTTTTCCTGCTTCACTAGATGCATCTGCTCCAATATAGACTTGTCTACTATCTGTCGCAAGACCAATCTCACCTGCTCTTAAAGGTTGCGGTAAGTCTTGTTTTAGTCCTCGTCTATTTTGAATTCTTGATACTATTACAGTATTATTAGCCATTTACTAGTCTCCTAACTAGTAGTATTTATCACTTTTAGGAATACTTGGAATAGTAGTCGGAAAGCCTATCGGCCCATTTATTACAATACTGTTCAAATTCTTCACCTTCTATAACAAAGTCAGCATATTTGCCTTCTCTATCTATCATAAGTATTGCAACTTTTTTAATATTACTTCCAAACATTTCATTATGTGCTAATGCATATGCACATCCTTGCATAAAGTAATCTTCAATCCACTCTCTTTTTTTAATCTTTTTAGCAGTTTTAAAATCTATTATTGCTTCGTCTCCTTCATAGATTCCAATAGCATCAGATGTACCTGCATATAAACCTTGTGCAATGAGTCCTACTTCTACGCCATATATTTCATTAACTTTAGATAATCCCTTATCTATCATTTCATTAACCATAGTTTTTGCCATAACACTTATATGATTATTTCCTTTAATTTCGTATTCTTCTTGTAGTATATATTTTTCTAAGGCGTTGTGTACTTTTGTACCAAGTCCTGCTGATTCTGTGCTTATACGAGTTGCTTCTGCTTCTCCTACACGTTTACGCCAATTAATTAAAGCAGTTTTATCACCAGTTGCTGAAAGTATAGTTGTAACACTAGGAACAGGATTGTTATCCTCACCAGTGTATTGTCGCTGGCCACTCTTTGCTGTGACTCGTTTAAGTTTAGGGTATTCGTATTTCGATACAAGCATATTTTATTATAACAGAAAAATTTAATTAGTAAAGATATTTACCAGGAGATATTCCAATCGATGGTATTGTTTGAACTAGAATTAGTTGTAACACTAACTCCGTAACCTAAATCTTCAAAATGTTTCTTAACATAGTTTAATTGATCTAGTTTTGTAGGGTCTGTGGATATACCATTCCACACATTATAATAAACATTACTATTTGTCATTTCTGTCATGCTTGAGACATTTGCATACAATAGGCCAGCATCTACATTAGATAACACCTTATTTTCAATAGTAGTAACTTCAGCATGAATAACACTATTATTTCGTGTATCTTTTCTAGCCTGAGTTGCATTAACAAATATGTTAGCCATTATAACTCCGATTTTATATCGCTTAGTGCTTGATCGCCTGCCATTTGACTGACATCTACACTAGGCTCTACTTCAGTATCTACGTCACCGGATAATTGATTAGCAGGAATAATTTCAATGTCGTTTGCACTACTTACATATTCTGATTGTTGTGCCGCCAATACAATTTCTTCTATACTGACATCTTGATTTTGTTTTAATAAATGTATTCTAAGTTTTTCAGTAGATACTTTTTCTATACCTTTTTTCATAGCAAGTGCTAAAGCATCATCTAGTTGTGCTTGTAAAGATTCGCTTTGGCTGAATTCAACTATTACTTCATTAATAAGCATTATGCTTCAATAGGTGCTCTACCTAGAGGCTCTTCTTCTGGTCCTGCCGCCGCTGGTTCGTTGACATCCATTTCAGGCTCATCTATTGCTAAATCGTCTATTGAATCACCGCCTAAATCTGGAGAGTCTATGTCTCCAGTGTCACCTAACCCCATTGCTGAGCCTTGACCTGTTATTTCTGCCACTAATGCATCTATTCCTTCTTTACCTGATTTTGCACTTGAAAGTGTACTGTCAATCAGTTGCTCTGCTGTTGCTTTAAATTGTTGTGCTTTATCTAAACCAACTTCCCCTATCATTTGATCTGTAATAGCAGGTATGTCTTCATTTTTCATTCTACCTAATCTTTCAACCTGGTCTTGAATGTCGTCTGCTAATGCTCTAACAGCCATAACTACCTCTGCTTCTTCTACTGAAGTGCCTTCAATCTCTTCTGATAACATGTCATTTAAGATATCATCAAACATGCTTTCTGTAGCATCTTGCTTTTTCTCATCTTCAGTATCGCCTGTAATTTTAAATACTTTACCGTCTACTTCAAAAGAATCTTTGCCTGCCGCAATAGCATCTTTTCTTGCACCTGTGAATTTGTTTTGTTCTGCAACTTTGGCACCAAAGAATTTAATACCTTGTGGTAATGCATCTTCTTCTAAACCATTTAAGAATCCAACAACTGAGTCTCTGTTTTTGCCTGATACTTCAGCAAACAATCCAAGTTTCTCTTCTATAGCATCTATACTGGAAGGGTCGGTAAGTTCGACACCTACTTCTTTTGCTAGTTCGCTTAGTAGATATTCGTTTAAATCTGTACTAGGGCCTTCTGTTGCAATCTCTTCTAGTGATTCACTTCTTGATCCACTACAGGATTCTACATAATCTTTTGCCGCTGTAATAATTATAGGAAGTATATCGTCGTCTTTATATGCATATCTATTATCCATTCTGTATCTATTCATACATTCAGCACTTGCTTCGTCCATAGTGTATCCACTATCCATAAGTTCTTGGACACTAGCCATAAGCATTTCTTTCATCTCATGGTACTTAGGACTTTCTGCATACTTTCCTTCTGCAATCATTTCTTTTACTACGTACTTTACGCCCATATATTTTGCATACTCTGGATGTAATTGGAATTGTTTCGTAGATGATTTAAGTTGCATAATTGCTTGATCAGACATCTCTGCAATTTTTTCTAGTTTTGCTTTCTTAGGAAAACTAGAAGTAATAGACATTCCGAAATGTTCTTTTAACAAATTATTTACTTTGTCTAATTTAGTATTACTGTTTGGGTTAAAATCTCTTATAAACATTGGTTCTTCCTAGATTAAATTCTATATACTCTTATTTATCAATATAAGGCGTTTAAAAGAGAATCAAATTCCCTTTGGTTTCTTTGAGTGCGTAAATACTTTCTTGTAATCTAGCACCTGTAGATATAACTACATTGTAATCTTTTGCCGACTTCATAGTATGTTTATAAAACATTATATCATTAACGTGTTTATAATATCTAGATATTGAATAATCTAATCTACCTAAATGTACAGGGTCTTTTGATTTATTAACTTTATCTGCAACTTGCTTTGCTAATGATTTATAAGGTATGTTATCTATAAGCACCTTCTTATTTACATAGTTTATTACTTTGTATCCAGGATTACTTTGAGATACTATATGTATACCTTTTTTAGCAACATTGGATGCTAATTTATCTAGTTTTTTAGAGAGGTATTCTTTATTATAAGACTTCTTTTTGCGGGTATGTTTTGTAGCCAATCGATTCTCCTTTACGAACTTTTCTTATAACATTCTTTTTATACATTTCTTCTGCTATATAAAGTTCTCTTTCGTTTAATGTATTTACATTAATAAAGCCTTCCATATTAAGTTTATTGAAAAAACTTGATTCAGGATTATTTATTAAACTTAAGATTTTGTTTTTACCTTTGACTGCTCTCATAATTAACCGGCATGCATTGCCGCCATATGTTTTTTGTATTTTTTAGTGCCTTTTTTGTGTGGACTTTTACCTTCAACATACTTGTTAAGGTATTTTTCTTGTGCTTTATATGTAAGATTTTTAAAATCCTCTTCTGTTTTACCAGGGTTCAATCTTTTAAAATCATCTACTGCTTTTTTATAACCTGAATTAGATCTTTGCAAATACGGAACTTGTTCATTTAAAAATAATTCTAGTTTTGCCATAGCATCTTCTATTGCTTTTCCTGTATCACGACCTCTATAGTTATCTGGCATGTTCCTTGCCATATATGATTCTACTGCATCGCGATCTATTGCACCTTGATAGTCTCTGAATTGGTCAATTCCTTTAGCCATAGTTATATTAACTAATTCTTTTACTGCTTCTTCTCTGCGTGGATTACTTTCGTCGACTTTATTTTCTTCTTTGTTCTTCTTTTTTTGAGGCTTATCATGTTTGTCTATAGTCTTAGCACCAAAGGTGTCCTCAATTCTGCCATCTTTTAATCTTCTTTTAGACTTTTTGTATATGCTAGGATTAGGTCGCTTTTGCATACCTCCTATAGGAACAGCAAAACTTCCTATTGCACCTGCCATAGTCTCAGTGATTATTTCATGTATCTTCATACAACTATTTATCAAGTTTTTTTATTATATTGTTAGCAATTTGTCTATGTGTCATTCGGCCAAAATGTGATAGATCTCTACCCATATCCCATAATGTACCATAGTTATGTATTTCGTCTATTGACGTACTTACATATGGAACATTGAGTTCGTCTGCAATTTGTTGTAAAACTGCGTTGTAATGCATATTTCTTATAAAATTATTTGTATTACTAGAACAAAAGTATTGTATTAGGTTTTTGCTATCAGATTCTTCATGTAAATTTAAAATTCTATCTTTATCAATAATAGATATTCTCCCCAACGGCGGCCAGGTCATTACTATTGCTTTGATATTAGAGATTTCTTGTCTCATAAAAAGCGAAGCATATAATGTAGGTATGTCTGCTCCTTTTCCAGGCATACCTAAATTCCAACATTCTAAATTAAAATGTTTTGAAACTACTTCAGGAAATGTAGCATTCTGCTCAACTCCAATCCCTAAAGTAAAACTACATCCTAAAAATACAATTCCTGGATCATCATTAAAATTCTTGCACCTGAAACCTAAATTATTCAATTCATAAAACATAGTTTCTGAATTACTTTGCTTTTTACCATATCCCATTTTCTCTAGTAAAGAAGCAGTAGTGCTATCTTTCATATGTTTTTCAAATGTTTCTAATGAATCAGATGGATACCATAGATACCTGAATGAATAATTACTGTCTGGCTGATCTACACGTTTTTGCGGATACCATATAAAATCTTTATGTAATGCAGAGCGGATATCTACTATTGATATTTCTTCTTGTAAATCATGTAAATATTTTTCATTGCAATACTTTAAGAGTGCTTTATTACTATCAGACAAATGGTCTTCGTAATTGCAACTTTCAAAGAACTTTTTACCATGTGCAATGTTGTCCTGAGAATTAAGCATAGTAATATTTAACTATTTCTTTTTCTTTCCTGACTTCATGTTGGCACACCAGTGATACATTTTTGACTTCTCACCACTGCTGTTTTTTGCTTTTTTGCGTAAACTTGTCACTGAGCCATTACAACTTGCACCTGACTTCTTTACTCTGCCTGGACGACTTTTGCCTTTCACTTTGCCGTCAGCGAAATTTTCGTCCATTTGATCTGGGTCTATAGGCTCGTATCCTGTAGCACTATGACTGAATAATAGATCTTTTGGGACTTTATACCCTTCAAAATCTACAGGGTCAAAATTAGCATCAGTGAGGTACCAAGCATCATCAACAAAGTGTTGGCTGTCACCATCAGTGTTTTGACGTATGTAGTACAGTTGATTGTCGTTACCTATTATCTCAATATCTGTATCTACAGCGGCACCGTTTAACCATTCTTCATATGCTTTTTGACTTCTCTGTGGCGAGAACAAAGGCCTCTTTGTGCCACTTGTTTGAGGTTTTAATTGTGAGACACCGCCTTCGCTATATATACTCTTTTTAGGTAGACGTTTTAAATCTTTTTCACGTTGCTTTAAGTCTGCCTCTATGCCTTTCATTAATGCACTTATGTCTTGTGATGCTTCGATAGTTTCCATTAAACTATCTAATTTTGCTTTCATTATTTCTTCATATGTGGGTTCTGGACTTGCTGTATCTGTAAAGTAGTCAATAAGTTCCTCTATTGAGGCATCTACTTTTAATACTCTGACTTTCTTTAGTTCTAATCCTCTTGCAACATCATATCTGTGATGTCCATTTACAATATAGTTGTCTTTGTCTATGATTATAGGTCTTATCGAGCCATCTGCAAAACCTTGCTCTGCTTTATCATGCATACCTTTTACACGTTGGTTTTGTACTGGCTTCAATTTTTTAAGACTAATTTTACCTTTTTTAAATTTAAAGGGTGAGTTCTGCAAGTTGCCTTTTCTTATTTGAGGCATAATGTTACGAGGAAAGTTTTTTTCCTGATCAGGTCTGTACTTTAATTCAAAAAGTTTCATTAAATTTTCCTTATGGTTTCATAAATACTGCCACCAAATTTAAATTTACTTTTCTTTTTCTTTTTAGATTTTTTATAGGGTGCAATAGACCCTATGCCAAGATAACCTCTACTAACAGGAGCATCACTTGTAGGAGCAGAGTCAGAGGAACCAGTGTCGCCACTGACTGCAGACCCTCCGTCTCCGCCTGAGCTTGTTGATCCACCGTCACCACCTGAACTTGCACCTGCGGCCGCACCACCTCCAGCACCAGCACCACCTCCGGCACCAGCACCACCTCCGGCACCACCACCGCCACCGGCTTCAGCATTTAATGGTATTCTATACATAAAGTCTATAAAATCTTCTACTGCTTCTATTTCTGAACCTGCTTCAATATCAACCTTAAGATCATTATAAATCTCTTCTTTTGAAAAATTAAATATCTGTTCCATGTGAGTAACAAGACCCAGTAAGCCGCCTTGGTTATATGCATTTGCGGCCTTCTCTTCTCTGCTCCATTGCCCTTCAGGTCTAACTAAAGGAATCAGTTGCGTAGGGCGTGTGCTAGGAATAGTAGCAGGCATACCTGGTAATGTGGGTTGACTTATTTCTCTTAATTTCATGCTTTAATTCCTATTTGTGGATAAGGGTATATATTATTTGTACTAATAAGATAAATTGTATTTACATTTAGGTTTAAATCTTGGACTTCTTGTTCAGTTCTTACATAGTTTATAGTTTTAGTTTTTTTATCCATAAATATTATACCTTCAAGGTCTCCCTCACTTCTTTTAATATTTAGATAGTTTAGAATATTATATTTACCATATACTTGCCTAAATTCTGTATCATTTCCTGCATTTAATAATTTCAGTAGATGTTCTATTTGTTTTTTATCTAATGCTGTATTAGTTGCTTGTATTATACCTGCTGTACTGCGTAATGCTTTTTTCTTTCTTGCTGGATCAGTTGCTAGTTTAGGATTCTGTAACATCTTAATATGCATCGCACTATTTAATCCTGTTGTAGGCATATTAGCAACTTCTTCTAAATCAGCAAAGTCTAATTTAAATCCTGCTACTTTGCCTGACCAAGTTGCATCTGGTTGTACATGATAGTCCTTAAACCTGGCATCTTTTGCTGTTTTAGTTTTTAATTCTATATGATTGCCGTCAATAAGTAAGTCTCCTTTACCTTTACCTGAACCAATACCTGTAATTTTATTACTTAGTGTAGCAAGTAAAAACTCACCAGCACCTATGCCCTGTCCTATAACATCTGATAGATCATCAATAAATTCTGTAATATAATCCTCTGTTCCATATCCTATGAACACTTCTGAGAAATCATATTTACCACCAGATAATAGTTTTTTAGTATCTACAATTTGATCTTTCTTCCATTTTGCAAGGAGTTGAGCTCGTTCTAAATTTGTCATTTCTAAACTGGCAATCATTTTAGCAATCTTTAATTGATTCCTTTTTACTTCAGCATCGTCTATGTCGTCTAAATTAGTCATGATACTTTTTAATCTACCACCTACACCCATATCATCTAATAAACCATCTATATACTGGACAATTCTATCTGTTTGCTCGTCATCAGGTAAATCTTCAATCTTTTGTATAACTTCATCTTTACCTTCTTTCAATTTCACATGTTTTTTAATTTGTGGATCTAATTGGTTATCCGCATAGTTTCTTAAAATACTTCTTAAATCTGCTTTATCTCCTGAGGTCCCCCTTACTGCCCTAAAGTCTGATAACATTTGTGGTATGGGTATTGCCCAGTAGGCATCCATTTGCTTTCTTAAATCTCCAGCCTCCATGGGTTCTGACAATAATTTATTTAATAGATATGGTATACTATTATCAGGCAATGCATCACTGCTAGGTCCCTCGCTTCTTTTACTTAAA